CGAGATGAGATTGTGGAAAACCTTGTGGAAAGTGTGGAAAGTGTTGAAAACTGTAATTAAAGGCAGTCCGGCGAGCGAACCAAAAAAGTTACGCCATGCTCTTCGTACGGCGCACCGCGCCTACCGCATGACCTCAAAGGCAAAATTCTTCTAACTTTTTTCAAAAAAACTCTTGACTTTTTTGATAAAATATGATAGAATATAATCACAGAAAGGAAGGTGCTAAAGATGAAGCACAAATACGAACTGCGAGCATGGAAAGACGACGACACAATGACCACGGTGCTGAAAATCAATGACGAACCGAAAAACGCAAAGCGAAGAGCAAGGAATTACGCAAACGAACACGAAGGCATCTATTCACTGTACAAAGTCGAAGAAGTAGAAATATACTTCACGGAAAAGGAGAATTAAAATGAGAAAGCCTAAACTGAACGAAAACACCATAGCAAAACTCGAAATCTACGGATGCGCAAAATGCGGTAAAAACTACTACGAACTGATAGACTACATCGACGCAGAAGGGAATTGCAACACAACGCTTGAACGGACAGACTTAAAGACCGGAGACATAGACGCGTTCGATTGGGAAAAATTCACAAAAGAGGCTTGACAAGCCTCTTTTTTTTTAGTAAAATCAAAACAGTTAAACAGCACGGAAGTGCTATTTTACAAAACCATTTATACAAAATAATTTTTTAGGAGGTGTTTGCTCTGTCTATCAAGGAGATCAACGCGCTGTTTAACAACATCCGCAAAATCTTAGCCATGTTGGATAAGATTTACCACGCAGTCGAAGACAACCAGCCCAAGGAGTGACCAAAGGAGACGAATCAACAATGGCGAAGAGGAGTAAGACCAAAAAGTCGAAAGACACGAAAGTGTTTACTCAGACGGCAAAGAAAACCAAGGCCGTCAACGTAAGCCCGAAAAACATGCGAGGAGGCACGAGACTGTAATGCTGAAAAGATACTATGCAATCTATGACAAGGTGGCCAAGAGCTACAGTGGACTGTTCGAGCAACAGAACGACGCAGTCGCAAGCAGACTCTTTGAGAGTCAGCAGAAGAACAAAGACAGCTTTATCAGCATGAAGCCGGAAGACTTCCAACTGTGCTACATCTGCACCATGGAAGACGAAACCGGCCAGATCATCGATAACACCAAAATGCTGGTGTGCGAGGGCAAGCCCAATGAGTGAATTCAGAAGCGCATACAGCGGCCAAGTAAGGCATACGAGCCTAACCGGTAACGGACACGAACCCGAATACGAGTACAAAGTAACCGAAACCGGCAGGGAACTGGTGAAAACCGGCGAAACCGACGTCTATGCACTCATCCAGAGCCGTCTGGATGAAACAAAAATCGAAAACATTATCAAAAGAGCGACCTACGATCCGACGGCGCTGGGCGACCAGGAATGGCAGAACAGCGCACAGATGGTGGACATTACCGACGTGCCGACGGACTACCACACATGGTATAACCGCATCGAGGACGCAAAAAAGCAGTTCGAAGCACTGCCTATCGAAGTCAAAAACAAATGGGACAACGACGTAGAAAAGTACGTCATGGCCTACGGCACGGAAGAGTGGACCGACAAAATGGGTCTCCTGAAGGAAGAAAAGCCGGCTGAAAACACGACAGAGAAAAAGGGGGCAGCAGAGTGAACCGCAACAGTGAATACAACTTTGCACAGAATCCACAGGTAGGAGTAAGCCGAAGCCGCTTCCAGCGGAACAGCGACAACAAAACCACCTTCAACACCGGCGACCTCATCCCGATTTATCTGGATGAGGTATTACCCGGAGATACGCACGAAATCGACATGGCCTGTGTTATGCGTATGGCAACGCCCATCTTTCCTGTGATGGATAATGCCTACTGTGACTTCTACTTCTTCTTCGTACCGAACAGACTTCTGTGGGAGCACTGGAAAGAGTTTATGGGCGAAAACAAAGAAACTGCATGGACGCCGAAGACGGAATACAGCGTGCCACAGGTCACAGCACCGGCAGAAGGTTGGGCGGAAGGAACTTTGGCAGACTATCTTGGTCTGCCTACCAAAGTAAAGGGCATAAGCGTGAGCGCTCTGCCGGGCCGGGCATACGGCCTCATCTACAACGAATGGTTCAGAAACCAAAACGTGACGCAACCGACACTCGTAGAGGTGAAAGACGCAACCACACCCGGCAAAAACGACGGTAGCAAAACCAACGACAGCGCAATCACGCTGGCAAAGCCTCTCAAAGCGGCGAAGGTGTTTGACTACTACACCGGAGCACTGCCCGAACCTCAGAAAGGTGAACCTATTACATTGCCTCTGAGCGGAAATGCGGCAATATTCATGTACAAAGACGATACGCTCAAAACCAAAGGAACTTTAAACAACAAAGAAGGACTGTTCCTTCAGGGCGGTTCCGGAGCACAAGGCCAACTCTACAACAATGAAAATGCTCTGGCAGTAATGGGAGCAACAGCGTCTGGGGGAACAACCGCAGACGGCGCATACTTGGGAGCAGACCTGACGACGATAAATGCCGCAACCATCAATCAGCTCCGACAGGCATTCCAGATTCAGAAGCTGTTGGAAAAAGACGCACGCGGCGGCACGAGATACCGCGAAGTGCTAAGAGAGCACTTTGGAGTTATCTCGCCCGACAGCCGGATGCAAATTCCGGAGTATCTGGGCGGCTACAGACTGCCTATCAACGTATCTCAGGTTATCCAGACCTCTTCGACCGACGGCACGAGTCCGCTGGGCAACACAGCGGCGCTAAGTGTTACCACGATGAACAAACCCATGTTTACCAAGTCCTTTACTGAGCATGGTTTCATTATGGGCCTGGCAGTCGTCCGTACCGACCAGACCTATCAGCAGGGTATCGAGCGCATGTGGAGCCGCAAAGGCCGGTATGATTACTACTGGCCGGTACTGGCAAACATCGGCGAACAAGCCATCCTCAACAAAGAAATCTATGCACAGGGCAACACGACAGATGAAGAGGCGTTCGGCTACCAAGAGGCATGGGCCGACTACAGGTACAAGCCCAACAAAGTAACTGGGCTTTTCCGAAGCAACTCAGCACAGAGCCTCGATGCATGGCACTATGCACAAGATTACAACGCACTACCCACGCTGAGTACGGCATGGATGGAGCAGACCGATACCGAAATGAAGAGAACACTGGCAGTGCAGAATCAGCCAGACTTCATCGCGGACTTCTACTTTATGAACAAAACAACGCGGTGTATGCCGGTCTACTCCATTCCGGGACTGATCGACCATCACTAACACAAAAACAAAGCCGGGTCAAAACCCGGCTATTCTTATAAAGGAGATAAAAATGTCATTTTTAGCAATGCTGGGAACAGCGGCAAAAGTGCTGGGTGGAGCAAGCACTTTAATCAACGCGGGAACAGGCATATACAACGCGCTTAAAGGCACGTCGGGAAGTGGATCATCGGCGGCAGACAGCTACAACGAAATGCACAGTCAAGGCGGATCAACCATGACCAGCGAAAGTGGCGTCAATATGGGACAGACGCAAGACCTTGCAAAATACTTCCTTGGGCAAAGCCAGCAAGCACAGGGGATGCAGAGTCTTCAAAACAACAAAAACTCGCTCATGGCTCTGGGCTTAAACACTCTGGGGGCAATTCAGCAGGGCGTTTATAACCGCATCCAGCAAGACGCGGCAATGTCCTTCAACTCGGCAGAGGCGGCGGCAAACAGGGCATGGCAGGAAAGAATGAGCAACACAAGCTATCAGAGGGCTATGGCAGACATGAAAGCGGCAGGGCTTAATCCTATACTCGCCTATGCACAGGGCGGCGCAAGCACGCCCGCAGGCGCACATGCGTCGATTGGACAAAGCTCCATCAACGCACCGAGCGTGGGAACGCAAGCGTCAACCATGCCAACAATCTCTGGTTCGATAGCAAACTACAGCAAAACAAAGGCAGAAAGTTGGAACTGGACAGACTCGAAAGGCGAAATGCACAGCAGCGGCTATAACAGCTTTCAAACAGATTTTCCGGATTTAACGCCTTGGCTCAATCAAAACAATAACAGCGCCAAAAAAGCAAAAATGAGCGGCGGCAGTAGCCACGGCGGCGGCGCAGGAAGAGGCAGATAATGAGCTGTGAAAGACCACTTATCAGAGTATACAACCCAAACGACCATAACATAACAGGATCAATCATGACCCTAGAAAAATACAGAGAAAGAGCACATAATCCAGCGGCAACATACGAAAGCCTAGCATATAGAAAAGACGTCATGCTATTACCGTGCGGCAAATGTCTGGGGTGCAGACTCAGACAGCGGCAAGACTGGGAAACCAGAATGTTGATGGAGTCAAAAACACTCGCACCAGCATGGTTTTTCACTCTTACATGGAATCAAGAATATGTGCCAGGAATGATAAGAGCAACAGGCGAACTTATACGTGGAGCAGTACACCAGTGGACAACGGGAGACGCGCCAGAAGTTGTGCAAATCCTATTGCAAGAGGACATGGTACTTTTTAACAAGAGGCTTCGAAAAAAACAAGAAATGTCCGATAAATGGGGTACAGACCTCAGATATTTTTATTGCGGAGAATACGGCGAAACCACAGGCAGACCGCATCACCATGCAATCTATTATGGATTAGAGATACCAGATCTCAAGAAAAAAAGAGGCAATAATCCATACTTTGAAAGCGAAACAATAGATAAAATCTGGGGAATGGGCAATGTGATAATTGCAGAGGCGTCACCAGAAACAATGGCGTATGTAGCGGGATATGTGACAAAAAAAGCCTACGGCAACGACACAAAACGATACAATGAGCTAGGGCTACCAGCGCCTTACTGCTGTATGTCGCGAAATCCGGGTCTAGGGTACGACTACTATCAAGAGCACAAAGAGCAAATGTACAAAGACGATGGGCTATATTTTAACGGCAAAAAAAGGCCCATTCCAAGGTACTTTGACAAAATGCAAGAAACTGAAAATCCCAAAAGGTTATGGGAAGTCAAAGAAAAAAGACAGTCAAGTGCAATAAATGCACTTAAAGTCAAAATGTCAAACACAGACGTAACCATCGAAGATCAAGGAAAAATTAAGGAAAAGAATCTCAGAGAACGCTTTAGTAAAGCAAGGGGAATTCTCTAAATGGTGTCAGTGGGCCTAATCCTATCAAGAAACGATTAGGCCCACTGTTTATTTTCGCTTATTATATATAACTTGTTGTAGTAGTAGTAGTAGGGGGTGTTGAAATGTTGAATACTATGAATTTTTATCCTTGGAACGATATTTTCTGGATTATTTTAATGTTAATACTTTTGTGGATAACTTGTTGAATTGTTGAAAGTGTAGCAATATGCACAAAACCATTTGTGCAACTTTTTGTGGAAAACCTGTTGAAAGTGTTGAAAGTGTTGAAAACTGTAATTAAAGGCAGTCCGGCGAGCGAACCAAAAAAGTT